TGATATATAACCTGTTACTGTAGAAGCAGCACCTCCAGGCTTATTACCACCAGTGGCTCCGGATCCCGTGACATAAAATTTTACAAATTCAATTCCCCCGGGCATTTGGAAACCATTGGAAAACGTACCAGGTGTTGTGAGTACACACATACCCGGAGTCGGTCGTTCAATCTTAAGATTACCGCTTAAAGGGTTAAATGATACTCCAGTTATATCATCAGCATTTATACGCGCTGATAAGTTTTTACTAATAGTAAATGTTGGACTAGTTACACCCCCGACTGCTTTAATTATAAATAACGAACCAGTAGCAGAAAGTAGTGAATTTGTAGTAGTATCATTACTTGTAGTAACTTGATATAGTGTACTATTAAACGGATCATCTGACCCATACAACGCTTTACTAGTAAAGTCCGGCACTTTAAAGCTAGAAATTGTACCACCATATTGTGTATCAATAATTGCTGACAATTCAGGGTAATCTGCTTTTAATACTTCTCTACCATCACAAGGTAGCCACCCATTTGGAAAATGCACATTACCAGCAGTAGATACATACGGTACAATTGTACCAACAGGTATTAAAGCTGCTGTAGTTGGTGCTACTCCAGATGTTATAATATTAGGATTACCCCACTTGAGAACACCAGCAGCATTAGACTCTAAAAATTGATTTTTTTCAGGCGCACCACCAGGGAATGTATAATCAATTGCATTAATTTTTAGCTTAGAGGGTAGAGTAAAATAATCAGCTGCATCTGTTGATGCTTGTATAATAGTATCGGTTACAATGCTGCTACTAAGAGTAATCCGATTTGTATTATCTAGAGTTAATCCTGTGCCTAATAGATCTTCAGCAACATTACCTGCAGATATTGTACCAACGGCAACTCCAGCAGTTAAATCAACAGTTATAGTTTCATTACCAGCAGCATTATTAGTTGCAACTTCGCACCAGTCTTCCTGTAGATTTCCAACTCCAGATTGACATATATAGAAAGCATAGTTGTCTGTATCATATGCAAAGTCACCAATTTCAACCGGTGCCAATGTCGTTAAGTTTGCAGCTTTACCTTTATATTTGTTACCTACTAAAGTACCACCTACTGTTGTACCGTCACCAATCCACAATCTTTTTGTGTCAGTTGTATAACCGAGCTCACCACTATCTAAAGTAATTTGCTGCCTATCATAGTCGGTTCCTCTCCTTACTAGGAGCTTCAATAGTGTGTTTTCTAAAATTTCGATACCCATCGTCTTATATATTTATTTACCAGTTAAATACAGGAATTGCAAATCTATCAAAAGGTTCTGTGCATCCAGGTCTTCTACCACTACCGGATAATGCAAATCTTATAAATCCTGCTGAGCTTAGTCTCGTAGTAGCCCCTTGACAATCTAAAGCCTCATATACTTTTTGATTATACATACCTTGGTATCCTCTAGATACCTGGTTTGGAGCTCCGTTAAATAGTTCATTGTTACCCTCCTGTGAAGAGTATCTAATAATAAAGTTAAATCCTTGTGCACTTAGCGAGGCAGTACCGTCATCTAATGTGTCACCACTAATATAATATGTTGTGGAGTCAGGCGCGCCAGCGTCTGAACCATATAATAACACATTACCACCGGTTAAAGCCGGAACTCTAAAGAAGTTACCACCAGGCGACGGTAGACCGTTAGTTGTGTCATATCTGTTACCAATGACGTCGTATAATTCTCTATAATCTGAATCTACAGTAGAAGAGTATATATTACCATCACAGAGTAAGTAACCATCTGGGATAACTGTAAAGGCTCGTGCATGCGGCAATATTGTTCCAACCGGAACATCATTTCCTGAATTAGCGCCTGATAATCCAGTAGCTGTTACAACATCATAAATAGAACTTGCCATTCCATTTATAATACCATTAGAAACATTTAAGAATGGAAATTCAACTCCTGAAGTATCAGATACGTTAGTAGAAAAGCCGTTTGCAATACCAACAACACCGCTGCTAGATCTAGTTAAAGAGCTATCAACACCTTTAAATAATGCTTCTAGCTGTTGAGTGTTTTCATTTAACACTAAGCCTGGTCCGATAGAATATGGATCAAAGCTAGAGTATTTTGTAGTATGTGTTCCGAGATTAGCTAAATAGAGGCGGTCATTAACGTCAAATTCGAATTGCGTTGGATCGGCATTAACCCTAACGACGAAGCCATTACCACCCGAAATACCAGCACCTAAAGCTGTGTTAGATATTTCTCTTGCACCTATGGAATTTTGCTTAATACTAATAAAGTTAGCAGAATTTTCCATAAATACAGTACTATAATTTACTGCAAATCCCTCACCAACTTTAATAATACCATCGCCGAATATTTCGTTAGCAAATTCACTAGTGTTAACTGAGCTTTTAGCTATTATTATAGTATTATTGGCTCCAAAATCTAATGTTGCACCTGGAACCGGTCCAATATATGCAAACCCCGACAACGTCTCGTTGTAATTACCATTATCACCGGATAGTATGTATAATTTATTATTAGCATAACCAATGTCGCCTACTTCTAAGCCATCTATACTACCTAAGCTAGAATCTAAAGTAAACGGCCCGTAGTTTAAATTACTCACTGCTCGTCCTCCTACCGAGGCACCGTCACCTACATATAATCTTCTAGTATCAAGAGTATAGCCTATCTCACCCTGATCTAATATAATAGATCTACGCTGCTCGTTAGTCCCGCGCCTTACTTTTAATTTTACTATGTTTACGTCTGCCATTTTTTAAATTATTCGGTTCTTCTCCATATATAAACACCGTAACTTACCGGTGATATACTAAATGCTTGGTTTTTTCCTATTGTTTCCAGCTTTTGTGCGATGGGCTGAAGCCTTGGAAAGGCATAAATTGATTGTTCTTGGCCAGTCCCGGTGTTTGGAACCGGTTGATCAATTGCTCCACCGGCGCCGCCGCCTTCTTCACCCTCTTGACCTGTCCAAGTAATTATATTACTGAATTCTGGATTTACTGAATCCGGGGAAAAACTATGTTCTGGTAGTTGATCTACAACTAACGATACATCGGATTCATTTCCGGATGAACCTCCAACATTATCACCTGCAGTATACTCCCCGTAATCGTTACTAGGGTTACCAGGAGGACCACCCACGCCAACTAAAAACCTTCCCTGCGAAACTCTAACCCATGTAGTACCTGGAAGCCGGGTTGATGGTGGAACATTATCAAAAGTCATCTGAACTGACCCTACTGGGAAAAACATGTCAATTAACCTAGTTATATTACCATCCGCAGCATCAGCAGAATCGACATGCTGCTCAGGTAATTCGACATTATTAGCTATTACTTTTGTTCCACTAAGAGTAAATCCTGTTAAGTTACCTGCGCCATCATAAACATCTCTTTTGGGAGGGTCTTCATATAGACCACCACCGCTTAGATGCAACAGTGATGTGTAAGTGTCTGATATGAATTCATTTTGTAGACTTGCTGACATAATATTATTTATTCTAGTTATTCAAAATACTATCTAGTACATTTTTTTGTAAGTTATAAAGGCTATCAAAAACACGCGAAACTACATTATAATTAATTTCTTCATTTTCATGGAATTCAAAATCTCTAAAATCTAAATTTATATTTGGGTAAGATGTGTATCTTCCAAGTATAGGTACACCCTCAATAGAGTTACCTGTAACAACAAGAGCTAGATTCACATAAATTTTCAACGTATCTTTTAAAATAGATTCTATTTCACTGTTTAGTGAAATACCCAAGCTTGATTCACATCCTAATTCTCTATCATATGTATGAGGTAAATCCAAAGGTAGTATATTATCGTAAATTAGTTTTGTAGATTTAGACAAATATAACCGACCTGTGTTTTGTAAGAGATAAAAAACATTACCACTATTTTCTTCCATTAAAAAGTTTATATAATTAAAAAAGTTTGACGGAAGACCGTTACTATTATACGCTGTTCTACTATCTCCAAAACGCTCCTCAATGTAACCAAAATATGAATTTGGTAAAAATTGTAAATTTGCTGTGCTTAAAAACCCTGCAGGGTACTGCGGGTTGCTAATAAACCTTGTTGTAGCTGACCCAAAATCCTGAAATATAAACATATTAGAATCATTTTCTGAAAACCTAATAGACGTGGTTATATTTGACGACTTATAAAATAAACTTTCTGACTCATACCTTCTCATTATTTTAGGAGCTTGGTTTAATCCTAACTTAAAGTCATCTACCAGATCTGCATCGACGTGGTAGACATTAAAGGGATCGAAGACCCGGTCTGTTCGAACAACTTGTGCAGTTCCACCACCGGTTGGTGTTAAAACACCTACAGTTTCAGAGCTTTGACCAGCAGGGTCGGTAATAACCAATACAGAATCATCTGTGTCGCGTATATCAAAATCTACTATAACTTCATTATCAAAAAACGTGCTTATGGTGCCATAAAATTCATTTGAATATTTGTTTGTTAGTTCTATTCCCGCTTTTCCAGTTTCTTGATCAATTACAACTAATGCACCTTTAAGATTATTTCCAATTTTAAAATTACCTTGTATAACTTCTTTATCAAATTCAAAAATATCTTTTATTTTCCATTCCCCGCAAGTGTTATAAAAACTAAAGTCATACCCTATTAGGCGATCTTTATTAGTTACAGCATTCTTACCTAGATTGTATATAGTGTCGGTGTTGTTATCGTAAATCAGTTTTGAGTTTGCCGGTATAGCGTCTGTAGTTTCTTCCCTAAAGGAGAATATGCTATCTCTTAAGAAACTACCAGAAAAGGCATACGAAGCGGTTGGTGTGGTAGTAAAGTAATTAAAAGTTTGATCTCTGTTAACAACCATGGTGGAGCTAATAGTTTCATCTAGATAATATATCCCGTCTAGTTGCGGTGGCACCTCACTTACATCTACCACTACACCGTCCGATCTTTGTAGTATTGACTCAAAAGGCATTGCGTTTATAGCACTGTTATTGTCTTTCGCGAGTACAACTGTTGACTCATCTGGACTTAGTGGTGGTGATTCTCCTGGCCCGCCATATCTAATAGATTTTGACTCTTCTAAACTTGATAATGCTATTAGATAGCTATCACCGTCTTTACTATTAGATTGAAAATTTATAATTTCAGGATTAGAAAGCACGTTTAGTGCGTATAAATTTAAATTATTATCATTTAAGATACCTAAATTAGTATTTATAAACGATTGATCAATAACATCCTTTGGTGATATATGTGGCTTTGTAACAATTTCATTTACACGAGGCACTTGTACAGTTCTATCAAACTCCTTTTCTGCTAAAAAAGCATCACCTATAAAGGTTCCTTTTGAGCTTAAAGGTGTGGAGGATTCAGTTAAAGACTTACCTGAAAAAGCTCTTCCATCCACTACGTTAAACAGCCCTGTGTAGTTTCTACCACTTAGAGTAAATGATTCACCAGATGTATATTTAAAATAGGATATCATTTGTAGTTTATAAAGTTAACGTCGTTAATAGTTGTCGTTTCAGGTAATGAAGAAGTAATATTGTTAAGCAACAGAGTTTTTACTTCTTCAGTAATGCTGCTGTCCTGAATATTTAAATTCTTTACATTAATATCAACTACATTACTCCTGTGTTTTAAATTAGTACCGATAGAGTTTACAGTAGTTATTGTATCTGTTAAGTTGCGTTGACCGCAGGGTAATGATATCGTTATATCTTGTATCTCATTTAAGTTTTGTAAAAACACTGCAGTTATTTCTTCTTCTTCTGATAAAGGTGATGTTGTTAGATATATTTCGTCGATAAAAATACTTTCTTGTTCATCTGGGGTTAATAAATTTTGTACATCGCCATCCGGGCTGATAATTTCTATTACACCAAATAAAATCGATTTATTAAGCATTTGATATGCCTTGATGTTAAAAGAAAACACTATTTCAGAATTTATGTAAAAATTACAGACTCCTCTTATTGCGTCAAATGATAAAAATATTGTATTTGTAACATATGGGTTAAGATTAAACGTACGTGTGACAGATTGAATAACCGGTGGCTCCGGAGAGTTGTCGAAAATATTAAATGTAAACTCTAACTCATTGTTAGCCTTTTTATATATATTAAAACCTCCATCAATCTCGTTTCTCTGTGTTCTTATAACAAACTCATCTGTATTGCTCTTAATATTAAAGCCTAACGCAAATCCACCGTTATCGTTTATTACAGTAAAGTAATTGTTTACCATTTCTCTCAATACTACCCCTTCACAAAAGTTTGTTGGTCTTTTTGTCTCTAGCTCTTCTTTATCAAGTCGTTCGTATCTATATCTTTTATTAGGTTCAAAAACCAAATCACTCTTTTTATCAAAATAATGTTTTTTCTTTATTGAAGAAGTTAACGAGCTATTACCTCGTATTAGCTCTTCTACTAACCAGTCATAAGTTACATATGTTTGGTTTGACGATAGAGATTCTTCTTTTGTAGCTAAATCTGGATAGAAATATCTATCTACCCAAACTCCGCGTTTACCTATACCACCAGAAAGCCAAGTGCATAGGTAAGTTGCATTTTCTCGTCTCACACCGTCTTCGTCATCGAGTTGGTATACTCTATCTGAAAGGAAAGGCTGTGTAAAGCTAAATGCACCTGAATCAACAAATTTAGTATCATTAATATTAATTTGCGTGAATGGGCTGAGAGAGGACGGTGTAATAAAGTATGTATCCCCTGGCGGTATTCTAACGTTAAAGTTGTTATAAACATAATTCAGAGCTAATACTTCGTTCTTTTCACTGTCAATATCAGAAAATATACTTGTGTATTTTCTCAAGCTCTTTACATATATGGGATTTGTTTCGCTTGAAGATAGTAAGTTATTAGATGATACATACTCGTCAAAATTATTAGCTATATTTTTTAAGTTTAGTACATCAAATTTAGGCTTTGTAGAATTGGATGACGTATGGAGTAGGTAGTTAGAGGGTAAATGAAAATTACTCTTATCTGTGTTTATTTTAGATCCGTTTTCATTGTAGGTAATAAAAGAAGTATTGTAAGGAGATGGAATTGTTAAATCAATCTCACCGCCTAATTTTATAGCCCGTGAAGTAAAGTAAAATGAATTGGTATCATCTACATCTGTTATATTTTGAGCTACAAGCGTTGTACCATCACTTTGTAAAATATATCTTACTGATCGCCCTAAAGATACTTGACCGCTTTCTTTAGTAGAAAAGAAACTTATAAAATCAGATGTTATATCTAATCCTGCTTTTACTATAGTGTATTCGAGTTTTGCATCCTCTAAAGAAATTTTATTTTCACCCACAAATAGAACTGTTCTTTGTCCATTGATTTCAGCATCGTCGCTAACTACGAGATAATACCTAAAGTTGTTTATTAGGTAAGCTACTCTGCAGTAAAATTGATCTAGAAGTTCTATTTCTAGATTAACAGCGTCGATTTTGTTCATGGTAATACCCGGGTAACCATAGTATTGAGTGTTATAAGAGTCGTTAGTTTTACGAAAATTGCTTATGTCCGCTTTATTAAATGTTAACCACCCCGGGGCATTTGCAGCAAAGTTTAATCCGGAAAATATTTTTCTAGGAACCACTTTACCACCAGTAAACTGTGTAACACTGTCTAATGTATATTCGTTTGTTAGAAAAAAGTCAGTAAAGTTTAAATTTTTAAAGCTTTGAACACCTGATAGGGCAGTTATAAAATTAAAGTTACCACCACCAGAATATGTT